GCGTCGGATGCACGCTGCCGTTTAGGTGCGCTCGGTTGGTCGTCTTGCTGCGCAGCGGCTTGTCTTCTGTCGTCCACGCCAGCTCCCCGTCTGACATAGTTAGCCCGTCCTGCCCCTTGCTCCAGTAAAGCCAGCCGCGAGTCGCCGGGAGCATGTCGGCAAAATAGTTGCCGCCCCAAATGACTGCAGGCACCCCGAGGGCGACAACCCAATCAAATATTCCGCGATCACGCCGTGGACTGTGTGGCCGCTGCAATCCGCGAGTTCGGATTCCGCGTTCCAGTTGTGGCGAAGTCGGACGGAACGGTTGTCGATGGTCACTTGCGCCTCAAGGCGGCAAAGAAGCTCGGACTAACCGAAGTCCCTGTGGTGCTGGCGGACGACATGACCGACTTGCAGATCAAGGCGTTTCGCCTGTCTGTAAACAAGATGGCCGAACTTGCAGAGTGGGACGACGAACTGCTGGCGATTGAGTTTGCCGAGCTGGCTGATGCTGGTTTCGACAACCTGCTGACCGGCTTCACACAAGACGAGATTGACGCGCTGACGCCCGAGCAAATTCCCGAAGGCTTGACCGACGAGGACGCTGTGCCCGAGTTGCAGGCCGAGCCGGTGAGCAAGCTGGGCGACGTTTGGCTGCTTGGCAAGCATCGGGTGATGTGTGGGGATTCGACCAGCATTGATTCGGTGGAGGCGCTGATGGCGGGTGGGCTGGCCGATCAACTGATCACCGACCCGCCCTACAACGTCGCCCTTGGAATGAACGAGACGCCGGCCGAAGCGAAGAAGCGAAATCGGCGCACGGATGGCCTGACCGTAATGAACGACGAGATGAGCGACGACGACTTCCGGCAGTTCTTGCGGGATGCCTTCGTGGCTGCTGACGCCGTGATGAAGGAAGGCGCGGTGTTCTATATCTGGCACGCCGACTCGGAGGGGTACAACTTCCGGGGGGCCTGCAAGGACATTGGCTGGAAGGTTCGCCAGTGTCTGATTTGGAAGAAGTCTTCGCTCGTCATGGGCAGACAGGACTACCACTGGAAACACGAGCCCTGTCTGTATGGGTGGAAAGAAGGCTCTGGCCATTTGTGGGCGGCTGACCGCAAGCAGACCACGATCCTTGAGTTTGACAAGCCCTCGCGCAACGGCGTACACCCGACGATGAAGCCGGTCGACCTGATCGAATATCAGGTGCTGAACAACACCAAGGGCTCGGATGTCGTGCTGGACCTGTTCGGCGGCGGCGGTTCGACCCTGATCGCCTGCGAGAAAACAGGCCGCCACGCCCGCCTGATGGAGTTGGATGGGCGCTATGTTGACGTTATTGTTCGGAGGTGGGCTGAATTCACAGGCAAAGACCCGATACTGGAAAGCTCCGGACAAACATGGAGTGAACTGAGTAATGTCAGCAATAAAGGGTAAGCCCGTCTTAGCACGCAGAAACCGCGTCACATTGACGTGTGTCGCCTGTTCTCAGCCATACGAGATGCACGCGCACCGAGCGGAAACGTCAAAGTATTGCAGCAAAGACTGCTGGAATACGCGTGCACATAAAACATGCAAACAGTGCGGGACTATGTTTGGAACAGTCGGCCATTACGGCGGCATTTACTGTTCTCGCGAATGCTCGGCAAAAGGCATGGTCGGAGAAGCATCTCCCAGTTGGAAGGATGGCAAGTCGCTAGATCGTAATCGCGCACGGCAAAGTGGTGCGCTTTCAAAGTGGCGAGCGGCAGTTCGTGAGCGTGACGGTCATCGCTGCACCGCATGCGGAGCATCTGAGCATCTGCACGTCCACCATGTACAGCACTTCGCAGAATTTCCAGAGTTAGCAACGGACATTGACAACGGGCTGACACTTTGCGAAGGGTGTCACAGCGCCGTTCATGGGCGATGGGTTGGCGCGAAGTCGCGTGGCCCTCAACAGGCCACACACGCAGCCACTGGCGCTACGTTCGCAGAGGTTGAGGCCGATAACTCTCTGGCGGTTGCTGAGGACGTATGACAGTCGGACGTAAGCCCACCCCGACCGCCCTAAAGCTGGTCAAAGGCAACCCCGGCAAACGCGCGCTGCCCAAGAGCGAGGCGGTTGTCGCACTGTCCGAGCCGACGCCGCCCGCTTTCCTGTGCGACGACGCAAAGGTCGAGTGGGGCCGCATCTGCGAAACGCTTTACAAGGTCGGGCTGATGACTGAGTTAGATCGTGGTGCGCTTGCCGCGTGTTGCCAAGCTTACGGGCGGTGGGCACAGGCAGAGCGTGCGCTCGCTCGTATGTCCGACAAAGATGAATTGAACCGTGCACTGATGATTAAGACGAGCAACGGCAATGCGATACAGAACCCGCTGGTTGGTATTGCGAACAAAGCCGCCGCTGATTACGTGAAGTATGCCGTTGAATTCGGCATGACGCCTAGCGCGCGTGCCCGTGTGACTACACACCCGAATGACGAAAAAGAAAACAAGCTCGCCGAGTTCTTCGGTTGATCCGGCTACCGCATACGCGCTAGAGGTTGCCAGCGGCGCAAGGGTTGCAGGGCCGGACATACGCAACGCGTGTGCACGTCACCTGAAAGACATTAAGACCGGCGCGAAGCGTGGTCTAAAGTGGGACGTAGAAGAATCGAATAAGGCGATCCGGTACTACCGGAACGTTTTGAAACTGAACGGCGGCGACTACGAAGGCAAAGACTTTGTGTTGTTGCCGTGGCAAACATTTGTTGTTGGCTCGATATTCGGATGGAAAGCAAGCGATGGCACGCGGCGTTTTCGTGTGGCCTATGTCGAAACTGGCAAAGGTTCAGGAAAGTCCCCGTTAGCCGCTGGCATTGGTCTAAAAGGGCTGACGGCTGACGGCGAAGCGCGCGCAGAGATTTACGCAGCGGCGACGAAAAAAGATCAGGCAATGATTTTGTTTCGTGACGCTGTGGCGATGGTTCAGCAGTCTCCCGAACTCACTAAGCGGCTAACCACTTCGGGCGGTGGGCAGAACATTTGGAACCTTGCCTATTTACAGACAGGTTCGTTCTTTCGTCCGATCAGTTCAGACGACGGACAATCGGGGCCGCGTCCGCACATGGCCTTGATTGACGAGGTACACGAGCACAAAACAAACGTAGTTGTTGAGATGATGCGCGCGGGCACAAAGAGCCGCAAGCAAGCACTGATTTTCATGATTACGAACTCTGGCAGCAACAAGCTAGGGCCGTGCTGGAGTTACCATGAATACGGCTCGCAGGTTTGCTCTGGCGACAAAGTAGACGATGGATTCTTTGCCTTCATTTGCTCGCTAGATGAGGGTGACGACCCATTGAAAGATGAGGCGTGTTGGTACAAGTCCAACCCGTCATTGCAAGACGCTGATTTACCCGGCATGAAGTATTTGCGCGAGCAAGTCACCGAAGCGCGCGGCATGCCCAGCAAAGAATCAATGGTTCGCCGTTTGAATTTTTGCGAATGGACTGGCGCGGAATCGCCGTGGATCAGTGCAGATATTTGGAAAGACGCTCGCAGAGATTTTGACTGGCGAGAGTTTCGCGGACGCCGTGCTTATGGTGGCCTAGACCTTGGCAGTACGACGGACTTAACCGGCCTTGTGTTTTTGGTTGAACCAGTTCTAGACGGTGAACCGTGGTTAGTGGTTCCGTTTGCGTGGTTGCCGGACGAAGATTTACAGCGCAAGTCCGATAGTGACCGCGTACCGTATGTCACATGGCAAACGCAAGGCTACTTAGAAACAACACCGGGTAAGGCAGTAAGTAAGCGCATAGTTGCGCAGCGCCTATCGGCCTTGTGCGAGTTCTTTGATGTGGTTTGTGTGGCTTACGACCGCTGGCGAATTGAAGATTTTCTTTCGATGGCGTCGGACGACGGCATAACGCTGCCAGAAATGAAGCCGTTTGGACAGGGCTACAAAGACATGAGTCCGGCGGTTGAACATTTTGAAACGATGCTACTGAATGGACAGATCGCGCACGCGAATCATCCAGTCATGAATATGTGCGTGAACAACGCAATTTGCACGGCTGATGACGCGGGCAACCGCAAGCCAAGTAAAGAGAAAGCAAACGGACGTATCGACTTAGTTGTCGCAGCGATCATGGCCGCAGCTATGACGATGACGGCATCCACTGAAAAATCATTTTGGGAAACTACTTGAAAACACACGCACAGGCCGCGCTATCGTGGCTTCCTGACCTTCTGATGCTCGCGGGCGCATGCTCGGTATCAGTAGGCGCGGGAATGATCTACGCGCCTGCTGGCTATGTCGTTGGCGGTCTGTTGTCGCTTGTGGCGGGCGTCGTTTTGGCGCGCGGCGGTAAGTAATGGGATTCCTTGCTAACGCCGTCGCCGAACGAAAATCGACCGTTAGCGTGTACGAGCGTTGGATTGAGTTGCTTAACGGTGGCGTTGCCTCAAAAGCTGGCCCCGCCGTCAATCTGACCACGGCGTTTCGTGTATCGGCTGCACTCGCTTGTATGCGCCACATCGCAACAGGTGTTGCGCAGGTGCCGTTTAAGTTGATGCAGGACTACGAAGAAGGCGGATTGATGCGCAAGCGTATCGCGCGTGACCATCCGCTCTACGAGGTATTGACGGTTAAGCCGAATGCTTGGCAAACGTCCTACGAATTCCGAGAAACGCTCGCGCTGCATGCTTGCATGGGCAACGCCTATGTATTCAAAAACATGTATCGCGGGACTGTTGCAGAGCTAATTATTCTTGATCCTTCGTGCGTTCGTGCAGAGCAAAAGGCCGATTGGAGTATTACCTACAAAGTCAGAGGCAAAGACGCAACCGAGCGCGAGATTCCACCGGATTTAATCTGGCATGTTCGCGGGCTGTCGTGGGACGGATTTTTAGGACTCGACACGTTGTCAATGGCGCGCGAAGCGCTCGGACTGTCGGTCGCGCTTGAAGAAAGTCACGCTGGATTGCACGCAAACGGCGTTCGCCCGTCCGGCATTTACTCGGTGGATGGAACGTTAGACAAACAGCAGCACAGTGCATTAGTCGAATGGCTGAAAACGCAAGCGGGCGCAAGCAAATCTAACGCGCCAATGGTTCTGGATCGCAAAGCAAAATGGCTCTCAACGTCAATGACTGGCGTTGATGCGCAGCACAAAGAGACCCGCGATCACCAGATAGAGGAAACATGCCGTTTTTTTGGCGTAATACCGTTGGTGATTGGATACAGCGGCGATAAATCAAGCACCTACGCCAGCGCGGAAGCTATGTTTACCGCTGACCGCGCGCAGACAAAAGACCCGTGGTACACCCGGATTCAAGAATCTGCTGACGCAAACCTATTGACGCCGGAAGACCGTAGAAACGGGTTTTATTGGAAGTTCAACGCGAACGGATTGATGCGCGCACAAGCAAAAGACCGTTCTGAGTATTTTGCTAAAGCGCTCGGCTCGGGTGGTTCACCCGCGTGGATGACACAAGACGAAATCCGTGCGATTGAAGACCTTGACCCTATGGGCGGCGAGTCGGCAAAGCTGCCAGCGCGCGCTTTTAGCGGAAACCAGACGCCAGCGCCATGAAAACTCATCGGAATCAACACGAAAAGCCCGCTTTATGCGGGTTTTTTAATGCCAAAAGGCAGAAAAAATGAATCACCTCAAGACATTATCGAAGTCCGATAACGAGATCGTTGTCGGGAACTACATGGTGCTTTTCGGTGGAAAAGACCTCGGCGGCGAATTCTTCACTAAAAACACCCGTTTTGATAGCGGATACACCGATTTGGGCGTTTTGTACGTCGATTTTGAGCACGGCTTAGACCCCGATTCAACTGGAATGGACGAGTCTCAGGTGCTCGGTTTCGTTGATTGGAAAACCGCAAAAACCGACGACACGGGTATTTTTGTTGAACGCATCCTGAACCGCCGCGCAAAGTACGTCGATTACCTCGCGCAAATGATTGATGCGGGCATTGTTGGCAACTCAAGCGAGGCCATACGCGGCAAAACCATGCGCCAGCGTAGCGGCGAAATCACACAATGGCCGCTGAAGCGCGACACGTTGACCGTAACGCCGATGGAGCCGCGCATGGTCACTCAAAACGTTCTGACCGCTGCCAAATCATTGACCGAATTTTTCCCGCATAGCCGCTCGCTTGCGGCGCTTACCGGCGCGCAGTTGCCGGAAGAAATCAAAAGCATCGATTTAATCAAAACCGTGCGTGATGCAGAGTCTTTCCTACGGGATGTTGGCCGACTCAGCAACGCACAAGCAACGGCTTTTATAGGCCGTCTTAAGTCCCTGTCGGGTCAGAGGGATTCTGACGACGAATTGGGCGCACTGGCGAACGCAATCAAAGCGCGTAACGCCGCCCTGTCTCTCACCCACTAAGGAAACAAAACATGGATATGTCAGAAATCAAATCTCTCGTCGAATCGCAAGGTAAGGCGTGGGAAGAATTTAAGAAAACCAACGACGAGCGCATTGCCGCTCTCGCTAGCAACAAGGCCGTGTCCGATCTTGACGGCAAGCTCGCAAAAATGGAATCGGAAATCACCGAATCCAGCAAAGCCCTCAAAGAATTGACGCTGAAAACGCAGCGCCCTAATCTTTCCGGCGACGCGCAAACCCGAGCAGAAGCCGAACTCAAGTCGTTTAACAACGTCGCGCAAGCCGCAGCGATGGAATCCGGCAAGACCTTTACGCCGCTCACCGCCGACGGTTTGGCTGCGTACAAAGAAGCCAAGGCAACTTACCTGCGTCGTGGCATCGAAGGGCTTTCCGAGTCTGAGAAAAAGGCGATCAATGTAGGCACCTCTAGTCAGGGCGGCTTCCTCATCGATCACGAAATGGAAGCGGGCATTGACCGCGTTGTTTCGCGCTACAGCGCGCTGCGACAGGTTGCGCGCGTAATCCCGATTGGTTCGGCGAGCTACAAAAAGCTTGTCAAGGTAACCGGAACGTCGGGCGCGACGCGCGGCGGCGAAACAACCGCACCCACAAACGGCACGACGCAAACGTGGGTAGAACTGGAATTTAAGCCGGGCACTTACCTTTCGGAGCAGCGCATTACTAGCGAGGCAATCGAAGATGCAACGTTTAGCGTTGAAAGCGATCTTATCCAAGAGGTCGGCATCGAGATTGCGGAACTGCAAGCGCAAGACGGCATTAACGGCGACGGCGTTAACGGCCTTCGCGGAATGCAGAGCTATGACATTGTTGCAAACGCATCGTACCAATGGGGTAAGGTGGGTTACGTCGCCACGGGCCACGCCTCTGCGTTCGCCTCGTCGAATCCGTCCGACTATCTGATTGATTTGCAGCATGCATTGAAGCGCCAGTACCGCGCAAACGGCGCATGGATCATGAACGACCTTACTTTGGCGGCAATCCGCAAGTTCAAAGACGGTCAAGGCAACTACCTGTGGGGCAATACCGCGCCGTCGAACTTGATGGCTGGCGCTGTTGGTACTTTGCTCGGTCATCCAGTTGTTACGGATGACTTCATGCCAGACCTTGGCGCAAATGCCTACCCTGTAGCGTTCGGCGACTTCAACCGCGCCTACTACATCGTAGATCGCAAGGGTGTCAGTGTGTTGCGTGATCCGGCTGGTGCATTCCCTTACGTCCGCTTCCTATCGCGCACGCGCTCGGGTGGCGGTATTGCCAATTTTGAGGCGCTGAAATTCCTCAAGTGCGCCGTATCGTAATTGCATGAAACGGGCGAGCAAGCCTCGCCCACTCAACTCTAAATTTTTAAGGAAAAACAATGAAAGACTTGACGAATTTAATCGACCTGAAACGGGTAATTAGCCCAGTTTCTGTCGCAGATACGACCGCGCAAGTCGGTCAAATCATCGACCGTCGCGGCTTCGATAGCCTCACTTACGTAATCGCCACCGGCTCAATTGCTGATGCCGATGCGACGTTTACGGTCTTGCTTGAAGAAGGCGATGCATCAAACATGAGTGACGCCGCCGCTGTTGCTGACGCCGATCTTATCGGAACTGAGGCGTTGGCAGGCTTCCAATTCGACGACGATAACGAGTGCCGAAAGCTTGGCTACAAAGGGGCTAAACGCTATACGCGACTGACGATCACGCCAGTCGCGAATGCGTCGGCTGCGCTGTTGTCGGCTGTTGCGGTGCTTAGTTCGCCACAACTCGCACCAACGGCTAACCCACCGGCCTAACAGGCCGCAGCGTGAAGCGCCCTCCTAGCGAGGGCGTTTTGCATTAAGGCTTATCAAAAGGACACAAAATGGCCGCAACATCAATCATCGCTGACGGCGCTACAGAATTAGCATCGTCTGACTTCACGCTCGCAGCTGGCGAAAGCACGACTATCAGTATTCGTGGTCATGGCGGCAAGAACATGCGCGTGAGAATCCAATGTAAGCAATCAGATTCGACTTACACGGATTTTGGAGTTTTGGACGCGCAAAACACCGTTGTCGTCTTAAGTGCTCCCGGCGTTTTTAGGGCGGTGAGAATGCCAAGCGCTGTGTCGTTCGGAGTAGACCGCTCGTAATGCTGCTTACTTCGCCGCTATCTTCGCCGCTGAAAAACCCCGTTAGGGATGTGTTTTCGCCTGCGGGGTCAAGCCAATCCCTAACCGCCCAAGTGCAAGCCCTATTCGCCTCGCGCAATGGCGGCATGTGGGATTTGGGGGATACGTCAACGCTGTACCAAAACCCACTTTTTGGAGGTGTAAACCCAGTTACTACTGTGGGGCAGGCGATTGGCACTGTTGCTGATGTTTCGCGGCAATCTGGTTTCACTGATGTGGCGGGCTACACTTGGACGGTTGCGTCTGGGGATGGAGTTTTAAGCGTAGTCGGTAATCAAGTCACGATCACGGGTGCGACAACGACTACGCGGGTAGATAGAGTTGGCGGTAATACCGCAACGCTGGCGGGCGGGCTTTGTAAGATGGTTGTTACTGCTACTTGGTCTTCTGTGACTAGCCCGGTGGTATGGTGTCGCGGCAATCCAACTACCCCTACCAATGGGGTAGCGCTGACTGTTGGCAATCAACTGGAAAACTCACTTCTAGATGGATTTCAAGTTGGCAGCGGAACCGCCACGTTCACTATCAACGAATTCAAGATGTGGCCGGGCAAAGTGGCCACCCAATTCACCGCAGGCTCGCGTCCGCTGTTTTCTGCGCGAAAGAATCTGCTTACAAAAACGGAAGTTTTTACTGATGCGGCGTGGGGTAAGCTAGGAGTTACAGTAACCGCAAACAATGCAACTGCGCCAGACGGAACTTTAACGGCGTCAACCATTACGTTTCCTTCTGGTGGTGGCGCAAATCAGATTTATCAAGCCCTTGAGGTGGCCCCAACACCCGTAACACAAGGTGTGTGGCTGCGAAGCGCAAGCACTGTTTCTGTTAACTTTGGGTTTTACGACAGCGCGTCCGATGTGCAGACTATTTCTGTTACATCTGCTTGGACGTACTTTACAAAAACTCGCGCAAGTGGCTTGACTGGGGGGGATCGTCGCGGTCTTTGGATTTACCCGAACGCGCCCGCGACAATTGAGATTTGGCACCCTCAAGTAGAGGTAGGCTCTGCTGCCACTAGCTACCAACGCGTCAACACCGACAGCGATTACGACACGGTTGGATTCCCTGCTTTTGCGCAATTCGACGCAGTAGACGACGCTTTACTATTCCCTGCTATTACATTCGGCGGCGCGTTCAATACGTTTGTTTCTAGCAAGGTGACTGGCTCTCCTGGTTTGCATCTTTGGCGAACGGCTGATTCTCCCAGTGGATTTTGGGCGGCCTACGCAAACGGCGACGTGGGGTCACCAACGCCGACAGTGTCGGGCGTCGGATCGCCGTCTTACGCAATCAATGGTGTTGCGCTTTCTCCTGTCACTCGCGGGCAGCTTTACTCGCAAATTAACGGCGTTGCTTCAGTAGTAGAAACCACGGGAATTGTTTTGTCTGCCGAAACGGCGTTGCAAATGGCCGGTTATGGCGGTTTTCAGTTCCAAGGCAACGCGCACCGCGTTCTGATGATTTCCGGCACGCTAACTGCTGGCGAAAAGCTCTTGTGTCGCCAATGGGCGGCACAAGGTAACGGGGTGACGGTCGTATGACGCGCGTTCTAGCGATCATCGCCGCGCTCTGGTGCTCACATGCCAGCGCCTATCTCGGCACGTTTGACCCAGTTCCTTGCCGTAATTCAGCCACTGTGACTTTTCTAGAATCTCAAGTGGCTGGAATTCAATGCGTAGCGGAGGCAGCAAAATTATCTCCGATTTACGCGTTACTTTCCCCAGCGATGGTGCAGATGATGTCCTGCGCCATTATGGAACCGCCAACAGTAATTACACCAAGCAAATTCAGCATCGGAAGTCTTTATGCAGCGCACATGCTGGCCACGAAAAAATCCCTTGACGGGCACGAATTCTGGCATATCTTTGGCTGCCAGTATCATGCTCCCATGTTGCCTTTTGTTACAGTCGTGCGCAGCGCCCATTGTGAGGCACGTAGAAATTTACCCGATCAACAACAAGACCGAAGCCTGCAAAGCCAAGAAAGACCAGATCATTTTGGAAAACAACTCAGGGTGTATAATCCGAATGAAACCAAATGCGTAATTTTTATAAAAGATTGTTCTGTTGATTTTGCGGAACTCGGTGAATTAATGGCTGCTTGCACAGGAGAATGATGATGTCGACAGAAGAGAATATTTCCCGCAGGGAGAAAAAACCGCAAGGACTTTTTTCTAACCCTGTTCCTTGGGTAGGAGCGATTGCTTCGATTTCAGTTTTTGCGATAACCGCTAGTTTTAATTGGGCGCTTAGCGTGCAGGAAAAATTAGTAGAGCAAGATTCCAGGATTAAAACCTTAGAGCTTGCGTATCTGGAATTCAAAAGTGACGTGCGGGAAATTAAAGAGAATGTTATTTATTTACGTTTAAACGCTCCGCCAAAACCTGGAGCAGAAAGGATGGCACGATAATGGCATGCGGTATTTGTGCAAGTTCAATGGCAGGTAAATTCGCTAATGGAATAGCAGCTATTGAACGTAAATTCTTCCAAAATGGCAGTCAGAATCAAACGCAGCCGTCTGCGGAAATTTCTGGCCCTGCTCCCACTCAAACTGTGTATGGCCAGGATTCAAATGTTTTTGGGAATCCTACCACAATGCTTACGCGCAATGGCACCAATCCATTGTGAGTAAAAACCAAAAACGAAATTGCTGTTGGTTCTGTTCTTGTTACTTTTAATCTTATTTTTGGAGAATCCAAATGACTTGTGAAACTATTGAATCTTGGGAAAACGGCAGCCGTAAGCATTATGGCACGCCTAATCATCTTTTTGTAAAACCTGTTGTCCGGGTTAATGGTAGCTTTGACACCATTCCTGATGGGCATAAAATTCCATTATGCTACTTAGAGCGTGCGGAATTATACCAAAGCGGCTTAGCGGTAACTGACGTGAATACCACTGCGGTTACTGTGCCTTTGGAACTGCAAATTCCTGCAAAAGAAGTTAAAGGCGGTGAGCGTTTTACCGGAGTGTTTGCAGTAAGCGCTGCACCTGTTGCCAGTTCGACTAACACTATTACTATGTCTGTACGCGTAACTGACGCAGCTGGAACTGTAGTTGCTGGGACTGTTAACTTAATTGCTAACGCGCATCCGGTATCTGGTGGAGTTCGTCAATTCATTGCGCATTTGGATATGTATTATGACGCGGTTGCAGGTGCCCTTAAAATTGCATACCAGACTCGCGCCGATGCTACTTATGCAACTTCTGTTGGGGGTAGCATTCCTTTTGACCCTGCCGTCGCAAGCCGAATTCAGTTCACTGTGCAGAATAGTTCTGTTGCATTGAGCGAAGCGCCATTGGTTACCTTTGGCACTCTCGGCCGCGTCAACTAAATCAAAAGGAAATTAATATGGGCGGCTCGAATCAACCTTCAAAATGGTGGATGCCAAAGGATTCTAATTTCGGAGTCCCGCAACCACAATATGTAATTCCGGCCGCTTATATTAACAAACAGGCGGCGGAATGGCCACAGGGGAGGTATCTTCCTCCGTGTATTATTCCGCCGCCGACAGTTACTTATAATGCTGGTTCCGGGACATTATTAATTAACGGAACCAGCGTTTATATTGGGGCGCCGGCTTGCCCTAATCCTAATTTAATTGACATCACTTGTTCCGGGTTATTGGAAGGTGCGATTTATCAATCCCCAGAAGATCCGCAAGGTGACGCGCAAGTTCAGATTACATTCTTATTGCGGAACACTGGCCCAGACACCGCACATGCGTGTGTAGCTAGAATTTTTAATCTCCAGGGTTTTGTTACCCTGCCTAACACTTGGGCGCCCCCGCAGGTTAGAATTTATTTTCCGTATGTTTCGCGCCCGGAAGTTACCGCAACCATTGCGGAACTTGCAGCAGGTGTAATTTTACCAGACATCGGCCATAATGAATATTTGGCGATTAAGGTAAATATTAACACTGAAAGTCCAGCTAATGTGCAGGCTAGTTATCTAGCTGCAATGCAGTTAATCACAATTCCTGGTTCTTGCTGCTATTCTTTGCAGACTGGGCCGTCTATTTATTCTCATAGCCAAATGATCATTCCTGCCGGCGTTAATACTGACGGTGGTGATGGTGGCGGCGGTGGAGGTTAATATGAATCCAAACACAATTCCTTTTTCTACCTGCGTGGCTGCTTATGCTGGCCGCGTAGGAATTTTTCTTTCTGCTTGGGCAATCGTTCCTGTTGGAATGGCCCTAGGTAAAATCGCTAAAGGCCCAATGCAATTAGGCCAATGGAACGGAGCTTACCATAACGGCACAGAAATTACATATGGGGTACCGGTAGAATCATTAAAAGTGGCCCCTGGTTTCTGGTCGAATTTTGATATCCCTGATGAAACTGGGATTACGTTATATGAAGCCACGGTTGCTAAAATCTACCGGCGTTTTGGTTGGTGGGCTGCGGTTTATTATAACATGGCATTCCGTAACGTAGGCCAAGGTTGGCTAGCTAAATTTAAAGTAACCTTCCCTCCACATACCGAACCACCAGCTGCCGAAGAAATTCATTCCACTAAATTCGGAATTAAATTCGGAACCAAAGTTTACCGTGATTGGCGCAGCTATCCAGAACTTGGTGCTTTCAATGGCGCACATTCCTGGTATGGTATTCCTGATCTTTTTTAACTCTTAACCCCTAAAAGGAATCCTTATGGCAGGAGCAGATATTACCGTAGCGCTAGGTAGTCCGGTTAATTACCGGATAGAAAGTGCCAGTCCGAATTGTTATTATAAAGTAACAATGACTAATTTAGCAGACTCTAGAGTGGCTGATGTTCGAGATGTTGTGACTGACGCTAACGGTGTTGCCGTTGCGTCTTTTCAGCATTTAGCAGTCGGTGATTATGAGCTTCATGCAAGGGCTATTAATTGTGGCGGTTGCCAGTTACCTTGCAAGCGGGTTAGCGTAATCCAAGATTGTTCGATTAATGTTTGTGGCAGCTGCAATACTGGCTGCGGGACTAGCGCAACTTGCACTGCTAATTGGGCAGTTAGCCCTACGGCGTACCAAACTGGGCAAACCACTCCTACAACTTACACGCTAAGCGGGGTTCCTAATTGTCGGGTTAAGCTATTATTTTTTGATGGTGATGCTCCGTATATTAATCCTTACACAAATGCGCAGTTATTTACTTATATCGTAAATGGCCAGCCAATGACTGCGGACTTACTTTGGCCTGCGGATTCGGCAGGTGCGCAATATAATTGGCGTCCGGCTCCGATGGCAGAACAAGATGCTTGCCTTCAGAATTGCACGATTTATCCACCGCGGGTTAATCTTACGATTGCTGCCGGAACTACTTGTGAAGTTGGCTTTACGATTAATCCTACGACCCCAGTTGTTAACCAAGCTAACGCAGGGTTTATTCAGGCTACTGGATTACCTCCGGGCTGTTCACTTAAGATTCAGGCTTTCGCAGCTGATGGCGTGACTCCGGTGTTATCTTTAGGCCAGCCGATTTATCTTGTTATTCCACAAGGAACTAACGTACCGTTTACTACTGTAGGTGGAACTGTTGGGGATGTTTCTGTATGGAAACCCGTTGCTATTGTTAACCAAGCAGGTTGTTTAGCTGGGTGCACGATAATGACTTCTTCTGTTACGGTAACCACAATTGCTTCTGGAAATAGTAGCTGTGCTTTAGGTGTAACTTCTCAGGCTTGTGTGTCTAACGAATTGCAAACGGTGTTTAACGGCGGCATTCAAGGACAGCAATATAATGTAGAAATCAGCCAGGATTCTGGAGTAACTTGGGGAGCGGCTGGATTCCCTGCGGTAACTTGGGGAGCTGGAAGCACTTACACCATTACTCTTAATTCGGCCACTTCTGGAATTACAACTGCTGGGTTCCGTGTACGTCTTAAGTCCGTGGCGAATTCGATTTGTGTTTCTCCTACGCAAAGCAGTAATCCTTGCGCAAGTAGTTCTGCAAGTTATTGGTGCCTTAATGGAAATTGTACGCAAGCTGTTTCGCAACCAGTTGGTTCTACTGGGCCCTATGTTTCTTTAGGTGCTTGCCAAGGTTCATGTACTGCACCAAGTGGAGCTGCTCAGATTAATCTTGCTGATCAATTCTCTCCTGCTGCGCCTCCTTGCACTACGCTTAGCGGTGCGCTTAATTGGACTGTTGGTGTTTACCAATCGTTTAGCTTTAGCGTGGTTAATGCGTTGTCTACTTCTGTTACGGTAACTGGAATTCCAGCTGGAATGACAAGAACTAATTACAGCGGTGCAATCCAAATCGCAGGTGTGCCAACTACCGCAGGCGCAGTAAGTATCTCTGCGACCAGTGGAGCTTGTGTTTGTGTGGTTGCTGGAACTATTAGCGCTGGCTGTGTGATTAATTACGCACTGTCGCTAGGAACTGTAAGTAACGGTGAGTACAGCACAATTACTGTCACTGACGCCCCAGCTAATTGCGAAATTATCTTTGGCCTTTATGACACTTCTGATAATCCAATTACCGTAGTAGGTACACATGTTACGTTTGGAGTTAATGTTAATTCTATTGGAACAGGAAGTTTATCTCTTGGCCCTTGCGCCGATCCTGGAACTGGACGAATTAAACCTTTGGCAGCTAATTTACAACCTTGTCTAGGTGCAGCTAGTTGCACATTTACACCGGCTTATCTGGATTTAGTTTGCACGGCGTAAGTAACAAATAACTTGAAATGAAAGGTACAATAGGGGTGTAAAAGCCCCTATTGTTTTATGGTGATTTATGGGTACACTAAAGAACACAGAACGACTTGCGGGTGTCCATGCGGATTTAGCTAGAGTTATCCGAGTGGCTGCGGGTAAGTTGGATTTCGATTTAATTATTGTTGAAGGCATGCGGACTTTAGCGAAGCAGCGGGAATATGTAGCTAAAGGCGCGAGTCAGACTTTAAAATCTCGGCACTTAACTGGCCATGCAGTGGATATTGCGCCTTATATTGCAGGGGAAGTTCGCTGGGATTGGCCGTTATACCGAAAGATTGCGGTGGTGGTTAAGCAAACTGCTAAAGATCTCGGGATTAAAATCGAATGGGGCGGCGACTGGAAAGATTTTAAAGATGGCCCGCATTGGCAATTGCCTTGGAAAGAATATCCAGCGCTTCGTGCGCATTCGTTAACTGATGGGCCAGTTCCTGATCTCGACGCAGCACCAGCCCCAAATGAAGAACCTAAAAAAGAACCCACAGCTACCCAAACTGGAATTTTTAAAGGTGCTACTATTTCTGGCGGAGCTGTCACTGTGGCTGGTGTGGCTGAAATTGCTAAGTCTGTTAATGAAGTGAAAGACGCAGCTAGTAGCTGGGTAAATTACGCATTACCGATTGCTATTGGTGTTGCGTTATTAGCTATTGGATATATTATTTATGACCATTGGCAGGAGCGCAAAAATGCTGGCCACTAGTAAAAATCGCCAAAGTGGAATCGTTGATGCGTTAATCGTCTATTTAGCTGGCGCTGGAGTTATTATTGCTGCATGCGCTGGGCTTTATCTAACTGGCCGAAGCGCCGGAAAAGAAGCGGTGAAAAAAGAATGGGACGCAGAAAAAGCGGCCATTGTTCTCAAAGCCGAAGAGCAGCGTAAAGAAAGCGTAAAGGTTGTAGCTAATCTTGTCCGTGCTAATATCGATAAAGACGCCGAGATTGATAAGCTTTCCGCAGACATTAAGCAAAAAGGAATTCAAAATGAAACCAAAAAATTCTGTCCTACTGCTCCTGATGGTAGCACTCTTGTTACCCCTGAGCGGTTGCGCGCTCTCAAACAGCTTTATAGTAAGTGACTGCGCAAATCAAATTGCGCCGGAATTAACTAAAAGTTGCACTAAGCCAACTGATAAAGATGACTTAGTGGATATGGTTGCGCTTGGAGCTAAATGTTATGATAAGCATGAGAAACTTTCAGCAGCAGTAAAACATTGCCAGACCCAAAGCAAAAATGTCAAATAGCCTTCAAACGTTAACGACAATTCGCAGTCCTTTTGCAGGTAAACCAATGGCAGGAGTTAATCCTTTTGCTTTGGTGGGCCTGCAGGAGGCCGCAGAGCGTTTCGCAAAAGAAAACCCAGAGCTTTCGGTAGAAGAACCTGAGCCTGTTAATTTCTTTTGCAAAAATCTTTACGCCAGATGGCTGGAGATTCCAGCTAATTCCTTTGTGATCGGAAGAATTCATAAATATGAGCATTTATTTATGGTTGCCTCCGGGGTGGCTACGGTTATAGATGCTACCGGAACGCATGAACGAGCTGCGCCTTGGATGGCAGTTAGTCCTATGGGAGCGCAAAGAATAATTCATGCTGTTACCGATACCATAATCTGCACCTTTCACCCAAATGTAGATGAAGCTGCGGATATGAAAGAAGAAATGTCATTCGGTGACCCAAAAGATTTCGTGGTATACGCCGCCCTTGAAGGGCCGGTGCCAGAACAATTAACATTAGATTTAGGATAACAAATCATGGCTTTTATCGCAAGTATTGTTTCTGGCGCGATTGCAATTGGTGGTACGGTTATGGCTAACCGTAACGCTAATAAAGCAAATGCCCAAAGCGCGGAAAATCAAGCAGAAGCAGGTCGGGTAGATTATACCACCATGTCCCCGGAAGCTAAGAAAGTCCTGCAAGGATTATTTGGCGAGGCTGGGGCTTTAGCAGAGCAGGCTTTAGGCCAGGATTTTAACGCAATGCGGGTAGATAACACTCAACAGGCGCTGAAGGCTGCGTTAACTAATACGCTTAATTCTGACATTCCTGGGTTAAAATCCGCGATGGGGAAAGCTGGCGCTTATAATAGCACCAGTTTCGGAATTGCAGCTAATGACGCAATTACAAGCGCACAGGCAAAAGCGTTTTACGCTAGCCAAGCGGCCACTAATGAAAATATTAAGACACAATTAGAAATGGTTAATCCATTATTGGCGCTGCTTAATATTGATAAAGGTGCCCAGAAAGTAGGCAAAGAGGCTACAGGAATTGCTAACGCAGTTAGCGCCGGAGGAGTATCAGACGCGGCGACTGGGGCTATAGGTAATTCTGTCGGGAAGATTTACGACTTCTTTACTAAGAAGTAAGAGGGAATAATTATGGGTTACGCAACTGATATGCTGCGGGTGGCGCCTAATTTAGGTGAGCTGTCTGTAGATGAAATTACTAAGGCTAATACCTCCGCTGCGACTTCCGCGGTGCAGGAAGCTGCTAGGGAATTACGCCCAGAGGATTTAAAAGCGTATAAAAATCCTGACGGAGATAGCGGATATTCTTTGCCGCCAGAGCATCAAAATAGCATTGCGTTCTGGGAAAAAGTAAAAGCATCTCCGGATTATGCTAAGGCGCTCTATTCTGCCCATAATGACATGACTAAAGGTGCGCTGTCTGGTAAGCCATTAGCAGTTTATGTTAAGCAACCAGATGGTTCCACTGCACAAGTGCAGGTAGGGGCTAATGGCTCTGTAGATATTATGGGCCGAAGCGCAGCAGATAACACTGCTATGCAAAATCAAGTTGTAGTCGGCGACCAAAAACGAACTACCGACGCTCTTTTACTTGAATTCCAAAAGGTAATTACCGCTACCACTAGCGCTGTAGATCGCGCAAAGATTAAAGCGGATAGCGCAGACGCAGCTTTATTGGCTAGTCTGGCGCAAACTAATTCGACCTTATCAGATGTTTATGGTGGGCAGGCCGCAGTGCAAAATGCTTTGGTTACTGCAAAGATTCAAGCTGGTGAGGCCGAAGCGGATAATGCAGAAAAACGCATAGCCGCGTTATCAAGCGCTCCTGGATTGGAGAATGTAAAAAAGATTTTTGCAGATACAACTCAGCGGCAGGTTGATTTAATGGCGAAAGAATCTGCCGCGCGGGAGAATTACCAACGTGCGCTCGATAATCCATTTTACACAATGGCCAGCGGATTCTTTGGTGGTGCGGATAAAAATCCAGTAATCCAAGGAGCTAAAGCAACTGTGGGGCAACTGTCTAGTGCAAGAAAAGACGCACAAGATACCGCTAATTTAGTTTTGACTGGCATGAGCGAAATGCAACGGATTGTGGAAAAACAATTCACAGTTGCTACGCCTACGGAAATTCGTGTTGCTGCTGCGGAAAAAGCCGCAACCTTTAGCGCTAATGCAGGTAAAGCCAGAATCGCACAAGCGGAGCTGCCTTCGGAACTGGCGAAAGTAACTGCTAAATTAGCTGAGTCTGGATTTAAAGACACCATTGCAATTGCGCAATTAAGCTTTAATGCAAATCAGGCGTTATTAATTGCAGCTACCGGAAATGAAAAATTACTGTTAACTGAAGAAAATCTGCGTTTGAAAAAATACATCGCAGACCAGAAAGATGAGACTACTAATAATATCGCAGAAATGAAACTCGCGTTAGGTGCAGATACTAACGCAACGATTGACATTGCGAAAAAATATTACGCGCTTCGGAATAACACCAGTGAAGTGCCAAGCTTTAAAGACGCAGCCGCTACGCTGAATCAAGGGATTAAATTAAAAGACCCAGATTTAGTGGCAATTAAAAACTGGTCTAGCAGCACAACTCCTAATGCCGTGGCTAAATGGCGGGATATGGCTAATGCTGCGGCTGTGCGTGGTGGGGTAATTCGTGCGTTTCCTGAAGCTACTTTAGCGGTAGTGTCTACGGAAAATGGCTATAGACTGTGGAGTAAAATAGCCCAGACGCAAGAAGAAGTAGTCAGCAGCTACATTAAAAGCAGACTTGACAAAGGGAATGAAAAGTCTGACCGCCCAGTAGCAGAACTAGCAGCGCAGAGGATGTTGGTGGAATCTAATAAATTACCAGAAGAGCCACTCACCGTTACTGTGGACGGAAAAGAAATAAAACTTGGTTCCCCCAGCCCGTATAAAATTTATCCAGGCAGCTTCCTAAGCTCCTCAGCTGAAAATAATAGTGGATTACCCCCAGAACTGAAAGCTGAGCTGGAAACGAATCTTGTTGCAAAGGAAATAGCAAAGCTAGAGAACGAATACATCAGGCTTCCTAAATCCGGGGGCAGACGAGATACGACCAGTTTTAAAGACGTGATGATTCTTGCCGGTAGGGTCAAAGCAGAGAATCCAGACATATCCACGCAGCAAGTTCTACAGTGGGTGTCGGACGTCTATATAGCTGGCGGAGAGCTTAATAATAAATATATGGCTCCTGAAGTTTTCGGTTTGCCAAAGCAAACTTCTTACGTGATTCAAATTGATAAGGAAAGTGCAGGCTCCAGTATTTTAAATCGCATAACCAGTGCGGGTACTTCGTTTGCGACTGCACCTATTTTAGGTTTCGGCCCTTCAATCAAAGACATGCTAGTGGACGACCCAACAGGCCGTGCTGCTAAGGAGGCTGGCTTCCGCAGAAATTACAGAGATGCGTTCACTGGAATTTATGGCACTGAAAGTATTGACGTATTCAAAACAAATGACCTAGTAATGATGGCGTTACGGGCAAATCCAACTCTTTGGGCGGATAAAAAATAATGGCAAATGATTTCTATGATTCCCTTCTCCGAGGCGATGTGGCTACCGCTGCGGAATTAACTGCGGCAGAAAAGATTGTTTACGGAATTGGCAGCGCTGCGGTGGCAGGTGGAGTTTCACTCGTTAACAGCGCTAGTTATTTATTATCGAAACCATTCTCCACAGAGGATGACCCTTATGCGCCGATAGATAAGGCAGAGACTGTCGCGTCAGTTTTTGGCGCGGATGCAGCTCAGCATTATAAAGCGAATCAAACTGGATTAGATATTCTGGGGGAAGTTGGTGCGAGCTTTATTCCTGGTACCTTAGCGGTTAAAGGATTACGCGCGCTGCAAAGTGCTAAATACTTTACTGGCGGATACAAAGCTGCGGAAGCGGCTATTAACACCGGAAGCATTAGCACGGAACTTAGTTTAGGAACTTGGTTACGCCCGACTGCGTATGCGGAATCCTTGACGAAACAGGCGGTATCTGTTTTGCGGACTGGCGGGGATTGGGCGGTGGTATCAGCTGCGAAAAATAAAGCTATCGCGGCTTACGCTTACCAAGGCGCATTGGAAGGTATTGCTTTTGAATTTGCTGCGGAGGCATTTTTAAACCAATCAACGCTTTATGATAAAGATTCCTTAGCGCAAACAATGATCTGGAATCCATTGCTAAGTGGTAGCTTAGGTGGAATTGCAGGTGGATTGGTAGGTAGATTTAATGTATTCGCCAAAGGTGGATTGCAGGCTGCTAAAAATGATGTAGCCCGTGCGATGGATGACGCAATCTTTGGCGTAGATCTAACAAGCCGAGGCAGACATTCCGCTGAGGACATTGGTATTTTCACCAAGCAGAGAGAGCTACGCGTAAAAGCGCTGGATGATTTAATCACAAGCGGGAACGCCACAGCTGACCAGGTTACTACTTACACCGCAATGAAAGCAAAATTAGACGCCCAAAGCGCTAATCTTTTAGAGGATGCCACTGCCAGAAGTTTAGCAAGCGGAAGTACCTTGCGGCCTTTGGATATAGAGGCGGCGCTGGCAGGTAAATCTGGTGATGAAGTCCAAGGAATTCTAGCTGGTGTCCGGCAGTTTACTAATGTTACCGAACGTGATATGCTGGCGGGGGCTGCGAATAGCCTTCAGGATTTAATTTATCTCGACCCTAAAAAGGTAGGACGTACCAGTGCGGAATTTACTCAGAGTTTAGGAAGCGCAGAACTCGGAGATGTTGCGACTAAGGCTGTTGGAATTAAAGCTGGCACAACTATTCACAGTGTGGAGTCCGCCACGGAAGCGGCTGCTCGTGGGGAAGTTGTATCAGTAATTAAACAAGCAGACGGAAGTTATCTTTTCCCGAATGGCACAACTGCGCCAGGATTAACCACACATGGAATTCCTAAGGAAGCCCGGACTGGTGCGATTCAAACTGTCGAAGGAATCGGTAGCGAGGCTGCGATTTCTGTAGTGCTTAAGGCCAGTGATCTAAGTATGGTGGCGGATAATATTTATCCTCACTTACGGGAATTACTAGGGAATGCGGTTAATTCTCCTAAGGCAATTTCTAAATCTGGCGTGGCTTATGATCTGGCGATTCCGAAACTTACTGATCTTACGGATGCGGCTAAAGGTTTAGAGGCGAAACTGCTTAGTAATTCTTATGATTACCTAGACAGCGAAGCGCATTGGATTCGGCTTAATAAGCTTGCCCAAGAGTCTAAATCCACTGGGCAAGTTAATTACGCAGCATTTAAAAATGACCTAGCCTATGCAGAAACCCAAGTGATTGCAGCTAAGCAAGCGGGTCTTGGAGAGATTACGCTTAAAGATTTCGGCGGTAAAGGTAATAATTCCGCAATGACTATTGACGCAGCGGAAGAAGCGATAGCTAAGCGGAAACAAAAGCTTGCGGAATTCTTAATGGAATCCGGCGCGTCCAAGGAAGAAATCGAAAGCCACCTTAAGATTAAGCTTGGTGCAGCAGGCGTAGAAGATATTGATAAATTCGTTGGGCTTACGCTAGACGAAGCGCATATGGCGCGTTACATTAAAGCGGAAGTTAACGTAGCTAAAGCTGATGCTATGCTGCGTGGAGTTATGTATTCCCAACGGATGTTAGAAGAATCTCGCGGGTATCAAATGCTTGGGCAACCATTAGCGTTATCGGTGGCAGCTAAAGTATTTGGATTGGCCCCAGATAGATTTGTAAGCAAACTAGACTTAACGTCTATGGGGACTCCAATCTCAGCACCAGGTGGAAACGCGGCTACATTATTTACTAATTCACGCGTAGCCGCCTCTGTGCTAGGCGGAGGTCAGCAAGCGTTAATGTTCAAAGACGCGGCGCTTAAAATTGGTAAAGATGTTTACACCACTAAGATTTCCCCGACAGCCGCTTTTGTCAAATCTCCTGAGGCCGTTCGGGAATTAGCAGTAGTTCGCACGCTTTATTCTCAGCGATTGGCACAAGGGGATTTATCCTTAGTGGAGGTAGGTGGAAAGAACTTTATCGTTCCGGCTAATAAAGCTTCGGCGCTTGATGAATTAATGGTGCGTGTTGAGAAACAAAATGCAAAAGCCAGGGGCCCTAATGCTAAGACTTTGGCGGCCCTAGAAGCCGAAATCACAAAGATTACGGGCAGCAAAGGAGTTTTGGAACTTAAATCCAGCGAGGCTTGGGCGCATTTAAAAGAAATGGCCGAAGCTAATCACAATGTTAACTTTGCCGCACGGCCTATTAATAGTTTCCGTGGGCAGCAAACCTTAAAAACCACTAAGGGGCAAGTCTGGTTCCCAAGTCCTGATCCCTTAGACCAGCCATTTTTGGTTACGGTTCACATGCCAGGATTAGAAGGTGGCCGCGGTGAAGTTAAAATGTTCCTTGCGGATAAGGCAACATTTGAATCTAAGAAAGCTTCCTTACTCCAAGAGACTCAGACTATGGGGTCGGATTTATATGGCGGCAAGGTCTTAACCACTGCGGATATTAAACGCCATAAGATTAAGCAAGGTGAATTCGAATTTGACAAAGACTTTATGTCTGCGCAATTCGATAATGAATTGGCACGTCAAGGGAAAATCTTAGCGGAAGGTGGATTCGACCAGAAATATTTCCTAGATATTGAGCGTTCGCTTGTGGGCAGATGGAAAGACCTAGCACAAAACACATTGCACACAATGTATCCAGAATATGACATGCTGCAAAAGCTTCATGTAGAAGCTGCGCAACAGAAATTATCTACGTTAGGTAAAGCGCAAACGGTTAGTAATAAATTCGACATTGACCGCCAAGCGTTAGCGGAAACCCAAACGGATTATTCCACTATCCTAGATGTGCTTAATAACACCAGTCGAGAAGATAGGACTAAGGTTCCAGGATTAGTTAATCGCTTCACCCAAGCAGCTTATGACCGCACGCTCGATGCGATTAAAGGCAGCTTAGGTAAGCAAGCGGCTGACCCTAACTTTGTGAAAAGCATTCTGGAAAATAAAGAACTTGACGCTATCAGCCAAGAGGCTTTTGCGGCTGGAGCAAACGTACATGCTGCACAAATGATTGTGGCAGCTACTAAATACGCCGGCACTTTTAATCCTAATCTCAGCAGTGTGATTAGTAAGATTAACGCAGTGAGTAATTTCTTTACGCTTCGGTTAGACGCAATGCACTCAGTTATGA